CGAGTAAGTGCGCGGGTGTGGGTTCGTCCCCCCGCTGCTTGCTCTGGTTGCGCTGTGCGCTTGGCTTCGGCCACTCTTCTTGGCTTCGGCCTACTTCTCTCTAGACTTCGGTCATTCGTCATCTCCATCGGCGTTGCCATGAATTTGACAATGGACAAGGTCTACCTGGGCGTCGAGTCGTTGACTTCAACGTTGACGAGTATTCTGCTTCCTCCCTGGATTGCAGTGGACCCGTTGGAGCAGTACCTCGAGGCTGTCACCTTCTGGTTGCAGGTTGTCGGAGTTGCTTCCGCGCTGCTGTATGGCTTCCGAGTCATCTGGTCACGTGTGGAGCACTACTGGAACTTTGTGACGCTGACAGTCAAGACTGGTCACTTCACCGCTGACGGGAAGCTCTACTTCAGGGAGACGGTGGATTCGCCCCTGTACAGGGTGGAATTGAAGAAGAGCAAGGGTGCTGACCCGGTGACGGGAAATTTGTGCTCGCCTGAGTACGAGTATACTCCCGTTCACAAGCCATTCATTGGCTTCTTGTCGGAGTCGACCCTGACGGGCGCAGCCCCCGTCTCGCGCCTGAAGGACAAGGCGCTCCCAGCAGGTCTCGTCACATTGTTTGACGGTGATATTGTGGCCGGGGTGGGCTTCCGGTACGACGACAGGCTCGTGACCGCTCGCCACCTGATTGAGAATGTCCAGGACCTTTGGGTCCAGGGTTCTCAGGGTCGTGTACAGATCGTCAACCCTGTTGTACAGACACCTCCCGTCGAGAATTTCGAGCACACGGGTGCGGACGTCTGCACTGTTGAGATTCCGCAGAAAGCGTGGTCGCAGATCAGTTGCAAGGCGCTGCACCGTGGGCAGCTGAGCAGTAAGGGCAATGGCCGCGTCGTCGTGTACGGCGCGGACCGCGAGGGCTTGTACCAGTCCACTGGTGAGCTCCATGCCAATGGCAAGGAGCAGAAGACCAAGGGGACCATCGGCTATCGCGTGAACACACTGCCCGGCTTCTCTGGCTCGCCGGTGCTGATGCGGAACCAGAACGGACAGATGTCCATTGTGGGCATGCATATATGTGGAGATTACTCCCGTGAGAACAGAAATCACGGGGTGTGTGCTTCCGCATTGTCTCTCATGCTCAACGGCACTGTCTCGCCCGGAGAGAAGGTCACTACCTCGCTTATCATGAGCGAGAGTGCCCTTCCTGGCGACCGCCAGGAGCTCTTCGACGACTGGAACTTGCTCAGCTTCGAAAGGCAGGCTATCGAGCAGCTCGAAAGGGAGGAAATCGAGGCCGAGGAGTGGGAAAGGATCTGTGGTGATGACTTCGAGGGTTCCTCACAGCGTAAGGCGCCTAAGAAGAAGGATGCCGCTCGTATGTACAGAGGTTTCAACGAGCGGAACCACGTCGAACCAGTCACGGGCTACGAGTACAGTGCGCCGCCCAACGAGTCGCCGGGGGACCGTAAAGAGCGCTTGACTATGTGCATGGACCATCCGCAGTCCCTCCTGATCGAGGACTACAAGAAGGCCGTGCAGGCCCACGCGCCCCACCATGCCCCCATGCTGACCGGATTCTTCACGGGTCAGAGGGCTTGGAAGATGAATCGCGACGACAGCAGTACGACACTGCAGCCCCGCGTGCAGAAGCGGGATGCCACTCCTGAGGACATCAGGACGATCTTCCAGAAGGTTTGCGAGGGTGATCACTCCGCGTTCATCGATGTGACGCAGTTCACGTACGCTTCCTTGGTTGATGGCGCGGAATGTATGAGTCTTTTCGAAGACTTCCGTAACTACCGTGACCATGGGCGGGGACTCATCAGTCAGGAGAAGAAGAGCAATCTGATCTTCAAGACTAAGGATGGGGTTCCTTTCTTCCGAGTGATCGGGCATACCAAGGGTTCGAAGAAGAAGAACGTGAGGGACGAGGCCATCGGGTTGACTGAGGAGGACAAGAAGTTGCTTCGGTCTTTGCAGATCGAGGACGAGTTCAAGCTTCCTCCGAACACCGAGTCGGCGATCCTCAAGAGCATGGAAGCGCAGGCAGCGAAGCAGATCGCAGCCCGCGAGTACCCGCTGGGGCCTGATATGCTCGACTCGTGGATCCGTGCTATGGAGCTTAACGTTGGGGAGGAGAAACCGGAGAAGCTTTGCTTCGGTGTCGAAGCCCTCAACCGCATCTTCTTCCAGCTGGACAACAAGTCGAGTGGCTGGACGTCCAGGTTCATTAACATGGACAAGAAGGCCACGGTCACCAAGTATACGGGTCAGATCAGTCGCATCATCATCGGGCGGCTCCTTGCCAGGGCCTGCCTGGCCGATGAAATCCCCTCGATGACACCCGAGGAGATGTTCCATCACGGCCTGGCAGACCCCGCGCAAATCTTCATTAAAGAGGAGCCGCACGGGGCCAAGAAGGTGGAGCAGGAGACATGGCGCATGATCCATTGCACCAGCCTCATTGACGCGTGCTGCCAGAGTTATCTCGGAAACGAGCTAAACAAGCTGCAAATCGCGGACTATCAGGGCGGTGCACTGGTGAGTCACACCAGTGGCATGGGCCACCATGATGCGGGGATCGCCCACATGGGCAAACAGATCGAGCGTCTGTTCCCGAGTGGGCTTGTCTGCTGCGCAGACGCGTCCGGGTGGGACCTCAGTGTCTCCAGGGACGCGATCCTGGCAGACGCGATGCAACGTGTCCTTCGCGTTCACATGGTGGTCGATGCGCGCCAGTCGGTTGGAACGGCCATCGGGCTCGTCACTGATAAGCTCGTGGCTAGCTGCCACCTTTACGCCACCGGCGATTTTGTGTGGGCCGGCGATGTGTACGGCGTGACGTCGTCCGGCAGCCCGGACACCACGTCCCAGAATAGCTTCATGCGCGGCCTCGGAGCGATCCTTGCAGGCGCGCGAACGCCTATGGACGCAGGCGACGATCTCGTCACCAGCGCGCCCACTAACGACGCTGTGCTGAAGGGTCACGGTACGTTGACCAAGGAAGGCGCAACAGTCGTCAACTGGCGCCGTGGTGAGGTCGTTTCGTTCACCTCCCATGACTACCGGAAGGATCCCGCGACTGGAGTGTGGTCGGCTCGCTTCTGCAACTTTGCGAAGTGTGTCCACCGCCTGCTCCTGCCGGGTACCACGCCCACCGAAGATCAGCTCGGCGGTGTGGCATTTGCCATGAGGCACACTGAGGAGCAGTTGGCTACTCTTCGTGCCCTGTGCATTGCCAAGGGCTGGGTGCTTCCTCCGGAGGACAAGTGGAGTGAGGACGAGGATTTGATTGCCTAGTCCATTTCTTCTTTTAGGCGTTGACCTGGCGATGCGTTCGCCTCGTCCGCCTCTCTTTTGACGTGCCTAAAACCCCTGGCACTGGTGTCTGGGTTGAAACACTATCTACTGAGTTCTAGTCGGCTTGTTGGCTTTTGATTAGCTCCTCATGGCAGGCGAACTGGTTCTATACGAACGAGCCAGGAGCCGCCCCAACCCTCCTAGGCGTCGCCGGGGTCGTAATCCTGGCTCCAGGCGCCGCAACCCTCCCCGTCGTCGCCGACGCAACAGAAATAATAATATGCGGTCTAACGCCGCTATGGTCCTTGCGCCGGGAGCGGGACGTGTCCCTTCGAGGCCCTTTGGCTTTACCAAAGGCTGGGGTCTCAATTGTTGGGACGCTTTCCACCCTTCGCATGCGGCCCTGCCGCGGTCCGTTGGACCATACGCAGTGGTACGTACGACCAAGATCTTCGATTCACCTGATCGTGTCAACATCTTTGGCACGGCGATTGATCTTAATGGGTCTTGGACTAACACCATCTGCTGGTCCAGCGTGGATATTGCGGGGCCCATTAATGGACTGAACAATGTTCGTTTACAAAACGTTGCTGTTCCGGGCGCTACCACTGGGACTATTAACTCCAGCCTCACATGTGTGCCCGCTGCCATCTCTGTGCAGGTGATGCAGACTAATGCTCTGCAAGCAACCAAGGGTATCGTGTACGCCGGAGTGTGTCCAGCCCAGATGTCATTGATTGACAACTCCCGGACATGGCAGACGTGGGAGGACGACTTTACTTCATATATGAAGCCTCGTCTCATGACGAACCCAAAGCTGGCGCTTAAGGGTATTCAAATGAACAGTTACCCTCTGAACATGGCCGCCATTTCGAACTTCGAAGCGGTTCAGGCCCATGCGGAGGGGATCACTACGTGGACCAGCGCTAACGGCGATGCCAAGCAAACCCAGTATCTCACTGGGTGGGCTCCTATTGTCGTAGTCAATAAGGGACACTTGACTGATCCCCTCACATTCTGCGTAACCGTGGAATGGAGGGTAAGATTTGATATCAGTAACCCGGCGGTTTCAAGCCACCAGCACCACACTGTCACTTCTGACAGGATGTGGGACGGTATGGTTCGTGCCGCTGCGTCTTTGGGTAATAATGTCCGAGAGATAACCGACCTAGTTGCCAACGCAGGTCAGGCAGCCGAAGGTGTGGCTAAACTCGGCGGGCTTTTAGCCATGGACTGAGGCCATAATAAATATTTAGACAGATGTGCTTTCTGACGCCCCTCAATTGTGGGTATCACACATCTCAGGCGTGGGTTTGCCACGCCTGCACGGTCCCGAGAGAATGCCGGAGATAAAGCTACCGTGGTCGTTCGGGTGAAAGACTACTCTCCCCCAGGTGGACAGGGATAGGCATGGAGACATGCCGCTGCTTCGGCAGTTATGAGCCCGAAAACCCTGGACCTGGTCAGTGGGTCCTATTGCGGCCCCACCTG